GCTTTCGATACATCTACTTATTATATACGTTCCTTTTCAGATTCCAATGGAACTCCTATGACTGATGGCCTACAGGCTGGAAGAGAAATAGTTCCAGGATATCCTACAGGACCTTATAATACTTATAATTATAAGCTTATTCCAGTATATGAAGTAGAGTGGATTGAAACAGATAAATAGCACGTTATGCAGAGATACAAAACCGTGCGAATTGGAGAGAGTATTTTTATACTCTATGGTAAGGATGAAAATGTTATAAGAAGTCAGGATAACCCAACTTACTGTTCTTTATCAGTAAATGGTGTTTATTTTACTAATAGAGGTTCGGAACCATATTCATTAGTACTTGCCTGTGCTTCTCTTCAAGATAAGTATAATTTATTACATTTTTATAGAGATAATTTAATTGCTAGTTCTGGTAATGTTGGAGATTGGATTGATGTATCAATGTTACCTAAATTTTTGGGAGTTAATCTTCCAGAAAGATTATAGAAATTCTTAGCTTATAAGAAATCTGGTATTGCACCGATTGATACTTCACAAGAAGGTAGATTAGGTGCTGGACAAGCTCCTATAAATACTATATTTAACGGTTACGATGATACTATCAAGGCCCAAACAGTTCAAGCTATTCAAATAGCTATTGATTCTGTAGAGCAGACAGCTTCATCTATTACTGGGGTATTTAGAGAGAGATTAAATGGTATACAACAAAAAGATGCTGTAACTAATGTTCAAACATCTGTTAATAATTCTTTTATTATAACAAAACAATACTATCAATAGATGGATGTAATAGTAGAAGAAATTTTATTAGATGCTCTAAACTTAGCAAAAATAGTATTCAAAAACGGATTAACAGGAACTATTATTCTAGGAGATAAATTACAAAGAGTATTTACTGCTCTTCCAGAATTTTTTACTATTAGTGATTATGATATTCATATTGTAACAAGTACGGATATAACAAGACAACTTGAATAGTTAAAACAAATTGTTCCTGATTTAATTAAATCCCAAATAATGGGGCCAGAACTTATCGTAGAAGCAGTTACAACAAGAAGTGTTTCAGATTTTAGAAGTAAAGTTTAGAAGGCTATTAGAAAACAAAAGGAAGAAAATAACCAACTAATGCAACTTCAACAACAAAACGAATAGATGTAGCAAGAATTACAACAAATACAAAAACAAGCAGAACAACTTTAGCAAAAGGTAGAACAACTTAATGAAGCTAAGATTCAATTAGAATCTCAGAAAATCCAAATGCAAAATGAAGTAGAATGGTACAAAGCTAGAACTGAGCGAACTTATAAAGAATCAGTTGCAGAACAAGATGCTAAACGTACACAAATTGAACTTTATCAATTGCATGATGGAAACCCTTATAATGATGAAGTTGTTAATGCTCGTACTTAAAAATAGTAATTATGAAAAGAGTAAACGATTGTGGCTGTTGCAACGAATCTGATTTTGATGGACAACATAATATAGTAGATTGTGCAATTTTGCTAGAATGTGGAGATTATATTTTAACAGAGTGTAATAGTAAAATTTTAAAGGAAAACTATGGAATTTGATAACATTAATTTTTACGGAAGACCAGAAGAAAGACACCCAGATTGGAAAATGGAAATTAGACATTCAGACCACTGTCCTGGACCACATCCCGGACCAGGCCCATTTCCTCCTCCTTGTCCTCCCCCTCCTTGTCCTCCTCCTTTTAATCCTGAACTAAAAGGAATTTATGATTTAGCCGTACACGCAGATCATGTAGCACATAAAGCTTTAGATATTGCTGGTTCCGCAAGTTTAGATGCTGTAGGAGCAAGAAGATTAGCTGAACAAGCTTTGAAAGTTTTAAGCAAAGTTTCAGCTTTAGCAGACAAAGCTAATGTAAAAGCAGATCGTGCTTTAGCAGAAATTGACGTTATAAAAGGAGATTTAGCAAGACTTTTAGACGAGTTAAATCAAACTCAAAAAGGTGCTGGATTATCTCCTGAAGGAAAATATATTAAAAATACTGATGCTGAGTATATAAGTAATGCTACAAGTTTAGCAGACGCTGATAACAAATTAGATGCCGCTATAAAAAGTGTCTCTGATGAAGTTGTTGATTTAGAAGATCTTGTTAGCGACGTTGCAGCAAAAATGAATTTAGTTCCCAATATCATTAGTGCCGTAGGTCTTGATGAGGATGGAAATTACGTTCAAGCAGATGGATATAGAATAATTAATACTGCTGGCAATGTTTTAGAGGCTACAAAAAAATTAGATAGAGCTATTACAAATTTAAAAGGAGATGTAACAGCTAACACCACTGCTATCGGTGAACTTGATACAACTGTAACTCAACATAGTACTGATATTACAAATCTACAGAATACAGCAGATGAATTAGATGACAGATTACATGATGTAGAATATACATTAGGACAAGGTCCTAATAGTATTAGCGAAAGATTAGAACAAGTCGAAAGATAGGCTTCGAATAATTCTGATGCTATCGGAGATTTAAGAACAGCTGATACTAATATTACAACTTCTATTAATAATTTAAGTGAGATAGTAAGAACTAATACCGGTAATATTACTACTAATGCTAATGCTATTCAAGCATTGCAAGGTAAAAATTTAACTATCGATCGACAGGATACTGCTCAAGGTGCTAGTTATACATTAAAATTTGGAGGAGTTGCAATTTATCCATCTATTAATGTAGATAAAG